TGACCACCGATCAAATTGATCGGCTTTAGCCCATAGGGCTTGTCTACAGTCGGGTAAGCCATTTGGAATTACTCCTTAGATTGTTGATTACCGCGTCCGAATGTCACCGACGATTTACGCTCTGCAAACAGAGGCATCCGTGGATCGTTCTCGCGCATAAAGTTGTTGTCAACAGAACGCATTTGAGCATCAGCCTGCTTATGATAAAAGTCATTGCGTTGCTCAACGAACTCCGTTGGGGTTTTGCAAAGCATTAGGCCACCGACAACAATGTTGTCCTTGAAACGCTGGTTGTCATTATCTAAATAACCAGAAATCTCAGGATGGTCTTCAGCCTTAACAGGCTCCCAGCCTTCACGTAATTTAGTTGAGACATTACGAGGATCAGATTGGCCCATCATAGAAACGCGAATCCAACGATATTTATACCCTGGTTCTGGAGCGGGGTCAGGCAGCAGTGTGGGGGGTGTCCAACTACGAGGACGCTCATATTTAGCGCGGGTATCAAGTTCGCGGTTTACGCGGTTTTCAATCGATTTAGAATCAGCCATTTTGTGTCATTCCTTCCGCTACTTTTCTAGCATATAAATCAAGAGGTATCTTCAACTTCTTAGCAAGTGCAACCTGAGTTTGCGTCAACGTGATTTTTTTAGGCGCAACGTTTCTGCTTGCTGGGGCTACAACATTACTGCTTGTCCGTCTAGATTTCTCCTCATCAGAAAAGTTATCGGGGAACACCTGAGATAAACGCTTATTAAGGCGCTCGTAATACTCATCTGAAGTTGGATCAACCCCAGATTTAACTAGCTTTTCATGCACCCCCAACGCGAAGCTAGTCATTTCCTCATCTTGCCCAAACCACCGATTTTGTTGCTGCCATGCAAGTGCTTTTGGGTCCGCTTTAGGAGTTGGGGCGGGTATAGTTGGACTATTTACAGGAATTTCTCGTGTTTGTAAAGAGGTAGGCTGAATATTATTAATCCGATCAAGTTTTAACGTAGCAGTAGTTAATTCTTCTTGCGCTAAAACTAATTGATCAGAATCACCTGCATCGTACGCTTCTTTGTACTTTTTCTTTGCTTGATCTAAAGCTAACTCCGCATTCTTTATAGCTGTGCCAACAAGGAGAGTGTTATTAGACGTAAGATCAGTTTTAAGGCGTTTATTTTCCGCAACAATATGTTGAGCAAACTTTAAAGCCTCTTCGCGCTCCCTTAAAGCAGCTTCTTTAGCCCGACGTTCATCGTGGTATCCATGCGACAGTTTTTTAATACGTTTCTGAACACTTTCATCATATTTAGAAAGCTCATCGTCGGTTACTTCACCAACAGGTTCGAGCAGAGGCTTGCGATTTTGATCTTGTGGCGGCGTATCATCTACCACTTCAATTTCAAACTCGATACCATCCTTAGCTTTACCATCTGACGTTTTTTCGTCAGGAAATTTAAATTCAGTTTGTTCCATATATCACCTTATGCACGTTGGATACCACGGGGGTCTTCGACCACCGCTTCAACGGAATCGTCGTTAATAATCCGAAACTCACGATCATGAATCTTAAGTCTCGTGCCTGTATTTGCACGAGTGATAATGAAATCTCCCGGCTTGCACCACGGTCCTGTGGGAAAACGATTTTGATCTGCGTAAGCCATATCACCTAGTGATACAACAAAGAGCACATTGCTAAGCAACTCCTCATACTTTACTGTTGCGTCGGCTTTAAGTATCCCGCTATCAAACTTACTTTCAATCGTAGGAAGCGTACAAAGAATCTTGTACCCCTTAACCATCGGTACTTGCCTTGCTTTTTCCTGCGCTTCATCAATTACAGCCGTAGCTTCGTCAATCATTTTCAAATTCCTCATATCGTTGCACAAGGTCTTGAACTTCCATTCTTGCACGGCGCAGACCTTGGATAACGCCACACAAATTCTTATATTCAGCAAAATCTTTACAGCCACCTTCAGCAAGGGAGTCAGCTACTTCACGCTCGCGCTCTTTGAATTTATTAAATAAATGATCAAGCATCATACGTTCTTGGCTCATTTAGCGTTCCTTTTAGCCATAGCGGTTTTAAGTAAATCAGCCTGAATCTTTTTGTCATCACGTTTATCTTGACTTTGCAGTCGAATGTTTTCTTTTTGAGCCTCAAGCTGTATACGTTCTTTTTCGTTTTGTAGTCGGCCTTGTGCAAGTGCAACGTCAGCTTGGTCCTTAGCAGCTTTGCGTTGTTGCTCCATAGCCTTAATCTGGAGTTCCTGTTGCTGCATCTGGACTAGCGGGTCTTGGGCCATTTGTTGAGATTGTTGTTGCGCTGCTTGTGCTTGATGAATCTGCAATACCTGTTGTGCAGCTTGAGATACATACCGTGACATTGCATATTCCTCAGTTTCAGATAACCGTTGCTCAGGAGTAGCAAGAGGTACCCCAACGCGCTGTTCAATCTCTTGGCGATACTGGAATCCTAAATGTTCAGCAACGTGAGCCATCATTGCAGCTTGTAGCTGTTGACCTATGGGGTTTTGCCCGATCATGGCTGCAAGTTTTGGATCTTGCATAAACGCCATATGCGTTGTTATATGCGCTTGATGGTCTTGATATATAAACGCTTTGAGTGGCGTACCTTTTAGGGCATCCATATTCTCAGTTACCGGGTCTTTAGGCTTCTGATCGTCAGGTAGTGGCACAAGCTTATCGGCGTTAGGAATACCAAGCACATCCAACATCTGCCTGTGAAGCCGTGGAAGATCGTAGAGCTGAGGCGCACCCTGTGCAAGCTGCAAAGCAGCTTGGTACTGCACAACCCGCTGAGCCATCGTTGAGGCGTTGGGATCAGATACAGGTATTACTTCTACAATATCGTAGTCTTCAGCTTTAACTTGGGGCGTCCCATCCTGTGGGATGTAGCTATAGTCTGGACTTGTATACTCCCTAATAATCTCTTTAAGCAGCTTGAACTCTTCTTTCATCGCTGCATGGATGCGAGCCTGCACAGCACCCATCGTCTTTAACTGCCGCTCCAAGAGAGCTAAGGTAGTACCCACCGGAGCCTGACTCGACATATCGCTGACTTTCATATCAGCCATACCACTAAGGCGTCGTGCTTCTTCGGTGATCTGGTTTAACAGTGCAAGAAGTGTTTGACTCGGTTCTTTGTAAGGCAGCGGCAAGATGTTGTCTCGTATCGCACCACCAGGGACATCCACATCCCGCCATTCGCCGGGAGCAATAGGTGTGTCATCACCTTTAATTCGCAAACCTCTAGACTTCAAGCCGCCCGGAAGGTTAGACAATGAACCCGCATCGACCAACTGACGAATCAGCATGGTACCTGCTGTGGCATAACCACCAATAATATGAATCAACCCGAAACCATACGCCCCAAATCCTGGGACATACATATAATGTACAAAATGCTGTCTTGCTGCTTTACGTGGGTCATCTTCGCGGTAATTGCGGCGTATTGCTAAAACCTTGTTAGTTCCTTTGTCAATAGTGATGACGTAGGGTAGCGGTAGTTCGTCTTCATACCCAGGCAAGTCATATTCAATATGCACTTCACAAATTTGATACCGCTCATCTTTAGTTTGCTCAATACCTTCTTTTTGAGCTTTAGCTTTCTCAATATCAGTCTGATTAGCGTAAGGTTCACCAATATCTACGTCACGATAAAACCCACTAACTTGAAGTCGCTTAATATCATTCTTGGTTTTACGCATTACATGCGTGAGGCGATCTGTACGTCTAATGTTTGTTACACCATAGGGTAGGATAATGTCCTCAGCAGGGATATAAAATGACACTTGCCGTTCAAGTGATGGATCGTAGTAGACCTTTTTAAATGAAGACCCAGCTAGCGCTACGCCCCATAATGCACGTTCATGTTCTGAGCGATATTCAGGCATTTTGTCAGTTAACTGATAATTCATATCAGCCTGTACCCGCTTACCAGCTTCTTCAACCTCTGGGTTCCACTGCCCAATAATATTAGTCTTAACTGGCCCAGCAGCGGGAAAAGTCTCCATAATAGACTCGCTCTGGAAGCGAATCGCAGCTTCAGTTAATAGTGTCGAGAACACCCCACAAGCACCATCCCAAGGCTCAGTTACCTCGTCATAACGCAGCCCAAGGACATCTAACCCTTTAACATAAGTATCAACCCAATCTTTGCGAGAGTTAATATCAGCTTCAATTAACTCCATAATATCGCCAGCAATTTTTTGAAGCTCTGAGTCATCCATAAACTCAGCAAGATTGGAATCAAAGCTTTCCTCTGCGGTTTTATCTTCAGGCATTAGATCAATCTCAACCCCGTCTATACCAATAGACACACCTTCGGGGTTCACAATTTCAATCTCAATAGGAGATTCTTCGGCTAAAAGACTGTCAAGTCCTTGGGGTGCTGCGTATAACGCCTTATCAATAGCCATGATTTATCCTAAGTAATAACCGCGTTTTTGCCCACGGAAGCCTCGAAAATAACGTACATCATCTGGTTCATCGC